GTGTAGGGTTTAACGACCCTACAGACTGGGTATCAACAGGTAACTATGCCCTTAACTATCTTATCAGCGGCGACTTCTTCAAAGGAGTTCCGCTAGGTAAGGTAACTGTGTTTGCCGGAGAATCTGGTGCAGGTAAAAGCTATATCTGCTCCGGAAACATTATTCGTCATGCACAAGAACAAGGGATTTATGTTATCCTAGTTGACAGTGAAAACGCACTTGACGAGACATGGTTACATGCTCTCGGAGTAGACACAGACGAAAAGAAACTTCTCAAACTCAATATGGCAATGATCGATGATGTTGCTAAAACTATCCACGAGTTTATGAAGGAATACAAAACTATGCCGGAAGACGAGCGACCAAAAGTCTTGTTTGTAATCGATAGTCTTGGCATGTTACTAACTCCTACTGATATTAATCAGTTCGAAGCAGGTGATTTAAAGGGCGACATGGGCCGTAAACCTAAGGCGTTAACAGCACTTGTTCGTAATTGTGTAAATATGTTCGGTTCTTGGAATGTTGGACTAGTTGCAACTAATCACACATACGCAAGTCAGGATATGTTTGACCCAGATGATAAAATCAGTGGTGGACAAGGCTTCATCTATGCATCCAGTATTGTAGTTGCCATGAAAAAACTCAAACTCAAAGAGGATGAGGACGGCAATAAGGTCAGTGATGTTCTAGGTATTCGTTCAGCCTGCAAGGTTATGAAAACTCGATATGCAAAACCATTTGAGAGTGTTCAGGTAAAGATTCCTTATTCGACTGGTATGGCTCCAACATCCGGACTTGTTGACTTATTCGAGAAGATGGGTGTATTATCTAAAGTAGGTAATAAACTTGCCTACACAGATAAGGAAAGCGGAGAAATTGTAGCCGAGTTCCGTAAGAACTGGACAGAAGATAAACTTATGCTAATTATGAATCAATGGGACGAAACTTCTGTTACATCAGTCACTACCGAAGAACTTAATACTACAGAGGAAGAATAATGGAAGAAGATCTAATCATCGAAATTTGGGATGTTTTTAAAGAATATATTTCTGATAAAAATAAAGAAACTGCTGCCAACCACTTTGTTGACATGCTGATTGGCAAAGATGTTGAACTCGGCGTTCTAAAGGGGTTGGTTGGCTATGATCCTCATCTTGATGATGCGATAGAACTGGCTACTCAAGATGAATTCGAAGAGGACGATGAGTCTTACGACGAAGACGGTTGGGACTACGACGAAGACGAGGAATAATCCATGCCTTGGTATGCTAAAGTCAGTAAAGACATAGCACACCTTCCTGGTTGTTTAGATTACTTTTATACAGAGCTAGATCAAGCGAGGTACGAAGTCAAAATCCACGGTAATGTGGAGAAGGCTTCTGCCTCGCTCCCCGGTATTGTAGAACATAGGTTTAACCAACTTCAGGAAATTGAAGCTATTCTTGAATATCTCAATATAGAACTACGAAGAATTAAATCCAAAGCCTTCAAAAAGTATTTGGAAAACTATCAACGGGCATTAAGCAGCCGAGATTGTGAAAAGTATGTCGAAGGAGAAGCAGATGTAGTTGATATGGAAAAAATTATCAACGAATTTGCCATGCTTCGTAACCAATGGCTAGGTATTGTTAAGGGCTTAGACATTAAACAATGGCAACTGAGCAATATAATCAAATTGAGAGCCGCAGGGCTTGAAGATATTACTCTCTGAGTGTATAATATTTCTATGTATATTGAAGATCTACTCTCCGACCTGGTATATTGCCGAATTAGTCTTAATTCTTATGACACAAATTTGGTTTATAGCTTCCACGACCAGATTTCTAGGGGAAACGGGTTCACAGAAAAGCAAAGTATCTTGGCTATTCGTATTTTAAAACGATATGGTCCTTCTCTAGGCAATGCTCTTCAAAAAAATGTTGAGACATTTTTGCAAAATCCGAAATTTCGCCTCCCTATCAGAAAAATAAGCAATGAAAAGAGGTTAAGTGTAGTAGACCACCAAACACACGGTCGTGTCATTAAGGCTATTTTTCCATACAATGATAAGCTGGTAGAAAATATCAGAAAAAACCGAGATAATTTTTCAATGTCACTGTGGGACAAGGAAGATAAGTGTTGGTACTTTGGTCTAAATGAGAATTCTATCCAATTTTTATCGTCTCTCGACAACTTTGAAGCTGATGACTCAATTAAATCCTTTCAAGAACAGATCGAGAATATACAACGGGACATGGAAAAATATGTCCCGATGTTAATTATTGAAAATTCGGTACCAAAACTTAAAAATTGTAACAAAAATATGCCAGAATTGACTTCAAACAACCTCATTTCTGCAATTTTTGAGGCCAGAAAAAGAGGCATATATACATGGGACGAAACCATTAATAGTTTTATTGAAAGTGACGAATTAGATCCTCTAACTAGGTCCTTCCTAAAAACAGACCCCGGTGAAAAATTTGGGGTGAATAGTGAAATTTATCAAATTTCTGAAATTTCTACTATTGTTCTAAACCTGTTACCTGTTATGGTTATCATTCCCGGCGGGGACGAGCTCGATAAAATGGCAGTGAGCACAGAATTTTTCAGAGAACATGGGATTAGCAATTCTGAAATGAGTGTTATGTTTAGGTTGCCATCAAATACGCAGGCGACATTTAACGAATTTGTAAAATTCAACGAATTAAATTCTCCTATAAGTGAAAAAACTAAAGTTGTTTTCGTTAGCAGTAAAATTCCTAAACCAATTTTTAAGTCAGGAATAAAATTTAATTTGGTATTGAATTTAGGTTATAGCAATGTACACTATACAATGCGAGATTTCCTAAAAAATCACGAAAATGGCATAATGTACAGCAAAGAAAAGGATATAAAAAATCTAAGATATGGCTTCGTGTAAAATTATAATAAAAGATGAAGTTAATGTTAAGATCGAAAACCTAGATCTTGACACACGCAAAGCCTTGGTTCGTAAATTCAAGTACGAAGACCCCACTGCACGGTATCGCCCAGCCTATAAATTAGGTCGATGGGACGGTACTGTGAGTTTTTTCGGTCTAGGCGGAACAACCTACTTGAGCATGTTACCTCAGGTTCTAGAATATCTCGAAGCACAGAATTATTACATAGAACTTGAAGATAGACGAATTCCAACTGCCTTACAATTTGACCAAATTTCTGAGGATTTTTGGGGTGATAAGACTTGGCCTCAAGGTCATAGATTTGCTGGCGAATTTATTAGACTGCGAGAAGACCAAGTAGAAGTTATTAATAAGTTTTTAGAAAATCCTCAGTGTATTCAAGAAATTGCCACAGGCTTTGGTAAAACAATTACCACCGCAACTTTGGCGAAAATTTGTGAAAAATATGGTCGAACAATCTGTATTGTCCCTAACAAGTCATTGGTTGAACAGACTGAAGAAGACTTTATCAACTGTGGGCTCGATGTTGGAGTTTACTACGGTGATAGAAAAAATCTTGATAAGACACATACAATATGCACTTGGCAAAGTTTGAATATTTTAGACAAAAAATCCAAGGAAATCAGTGACGAAGAACTATTAACATTAGCAGAATTGTTAGAAGGTGTGCAATGTGTAATGGTTGACGAAGTCCATATGGCCAAGGCGGAAGTGTTAAAGAATCTGTTAACAAGGAATCTTGCCAATGCACCTATTCGATGGGGATTAACTGGTACCGTTCCTAAGGCAGATCATGAATTTCAAAGCATTCGTGCAAGTCTAGGAGAAGTGGTTCATAAGGTAGCGGCACACGAACTACAAGAAAAAGGAATCCTAAGTGAATGTCATGTTAATGTTATCCAAACAGCCGAGTGGAAAGAATTCAAAAGTTATCCGGAAGAACTAAAATACCTTGTAACAGATAAAGATAGAATGACCTATATCTCAAATCTTATCAAAGGTATATCGGAGACAGGAAATACATTGGTGTTAGTTGACAGAATTGAATGCGGCCAATTCTTGCAAGCCCACCTAAGCAGTTTATTCTCAGTGTTGGGAGAAAATCCCGATGTTGCGTTTATTTCAGGTGCCGTTAAAACTAAAGACAGAAAGACAGAATATGACGAAATTAGAACTGCTGATAATAAGATTATTGTGGCGACTTATGGTGTGGCCGCTGTGGGTATTAATGTGCCCCGCATTTTTAATCTGGTTATGGTGGAACCCGGAAAGAGCTTTACAAGGGTTATACAGAGCATTGGGCGAGGCATTCGAAAAGCAGACGATAAAGACTTTGTCCAGATCTGGGATGTCACGGCGGCCTCCAAGTATGCTAAACGGCACCTTACGGAGAGGAAGAAATTTTATAAAGAAGCCAAATATCCGTTTACGATTGAGAAAGTGAAATACCAATAATGCAAATTTTAACCTTAGAAAACAAAACATTTTATCTAAATGACCTTCCTGAAGAAATTGAGGAAGATCTTCGTTTTGCTGTTCTCGATAACTCGGACAGCGCAAACCCCGATCATTTTTTTATTCCCTTGATCTTTTTAGAAAGTTTTACAGGACCGGCAGTAGTCTTAAAAGTAGGACCTAATGAAGTAACTATGCCACTAGACTGGTGTACAATTGTTGGCGATCCTGAAGGGCCTGATATGGAAATATTACCATTGACAAGTCTAAATGACCGAGGATTTAAAACATTCTGTTTTAACCCGATCAGCGGATTTAGACCAGAATTTTTAGATATAGATATCATAGACATCTATCAAGATGTCAAGTGGTATTTTCCTAAAATGCGACCCGGACAACTATTATGCACTCCGTTACACGCAGGAGAAAAACCACTATGTGCATATTTTGTTAAAGAAGTTAGTAGACAGAGCGAGCTAGTTGATTATACAAAATGTTGGTGATATGGGAACTTTAAAACCAGGCGCAACTTATGTCTATGAGCATGTCGACGGCATAACCTATGCCAGAGAATCGGGCGCACCAGTCAACAGTCGGTTTGAAATCGGCAGAACCTATACTCGAACAAAATTTGACGAAGAGCTTGCCCGAGAAATATTATGGAAAGATATTCACCGAGAAGCAACTGATAATCCTGTATTGCAAAAAGCATTGGATCATTGTATAATGCTATATTATCTAAGTAAAGAAAATGGCAACAAAGAAAAAGCGTGAACTAGATTTAACCAGAGTACTAAAAGCCATTGACCAAAAGAATTATGACTTTTACGACTCTCTCACAGACAAAGAGAAAAAAGAATTTCAGGCATTTGTTATGATGAGATTTATCAGTAACTCAACAGGTGATAGAGAGATACAAGAATGGTTTATAGAAATGACCAATGAATTTGTAAACAAAAATTATTGGAATATTTCTAAGCATACTGGTTTAGCGTGGAAACTCTGCGCCGCTGTAGGAACAGGCATCCCCACATTTCACAAATATCTACCAACTAAGAAAATAGAACTAGATAAGTTTGAAAGACTTTTAGGAGATCTTTATCCTTCCATGAAATTAGATGATATACAGATGTTAGCATCTATGATGGATGACAATGATCGAGAAGAATTGTTTGATAAAATGGGGTTTGATAAGACCCAACGGAAAGAATATAAGTGATTGACTTGGTAGCACAACCACATAAGTGTAATTTTTGTAACAAGAGTTTTATGCAAGAAAAAACTCTAGTTGCTCACATGTGCGAAAGAAAAAGAAGGTCTTTACAGAAAGATGAAAAAAGAGTACAAGCCGGCTACCTAGCCTTTAATCGATATTGGCAGCTAAGTGGTTATTCAAAGTCTAAGACCTATGAAGAATTTTGTGATACTGCCTACTACAATGCATTTGTAAAATTTGGTAGCTTTATTAATAATGTAAATCCTATATATCCTGACAAGTTTATAGACTTCGTAATCAAGAGTGGAGTTAAATTAGATCATTGGTGTAAGGATGAACTATATGACCAATATCTTTATGGTATGTTAAAAACAGAACCCGTAGAGAGCGCAGTTCAAAGAAGTCTGCAGACTATGATGGAATGGGCAGACGAACACAATGCAAATTTTGCACATTACTTTTTATATGTTAGCTTGAACAGAGCAGTATATGATATAAAAAACGGAAATGTCACTCCTTGGATTATTTTAAATACAGCATCGGGCAAAGAAATGGTTCAAAAAATGAACGACGAACAATTAGACATGATTGCACCTGCATTTGATGTACCTTTTTGGGTTCGCAGATTTCGAGAAATTCCTGGCGATGTTGCATTAGTGAAAGAGATATGCAAAGAGGTAGGCATACTATGAACGATCACAATAATATTAGAAAATTCTGTGAACACCACGGAATTAAAGTACTAGACAGAAATAAACGAGCATATAGATATAGTAAAATCAACACAGAATACTTCAGTTATGAATATGATTATAACAAAGTTACTAGTTACACCGTTCAAGAAACAGAACCATTGTGGACTGTAGAAATATCAGAAAGCGAACTAGAAAAAATTGTTAAATTTGAAGAACAAGTTTTCAATAATGCAAAAAAGACCGGACATTACGACTTGTTTACCTATATGTTAGAACAAAAAGAAAAAGAGAAATTTTTAAAAGAAAAATATCCTGCTGTTAAAAAAGCATATGAACAATACAGCTTGATACTAAAACTTGCAGAGAGTGGAGAATTATGAAAATACCTAAACTAAACAGTAAATGGTGGGGCGGCAACTCGGAAAAATTTCGTATCTTGAGCATTGTTGAACAAGAAGGAAAAACATGGGTGCATTATGTTAAAGAGAATTCTGTTCCTGCACAAGAATATAGTTGCTATCTAGAAAGTTTTCTAGAAAGATTTTCGGAGCTACCAGAATGACAAGATTATCGGGATTTGTTGAAAAGGGTTGGGGACATGAGCTAATATTTGCTACCAACGACAAGTACTGCGGCAAGCTGATGAAGTTTAATACAGGTGCAAAATTTAGTTTCCATTTTCATTCAGAAAAGGATGAAACATGGTTTGTCTTAAGTGGACGATTCATCGTTAAGTGGATCGATACTGAGACGGCAGAACATCATCAAAATGAATTAAAACCGAATGATGTATGGCATAACCCTCCGTTGTTCCCTCACCAAGTTATATGCCTCGAAGAAGGCACACTAATAGAAGTTAGTACTCCAGATAGTGTTGAAGATAACTATCGCGTGGAAAAAGGCGACAGTCAAAAATGAAAATTTTAATTACGGGACATAATGGGTTTGTAGGCCAGAATCTTGTAAAATATTTAGAAGACCACGATCTAAGTTTTTATCAACCAGGGGATGATCTTCCGTCTGTCAATGGACTAGATTGGGTGATACATTTAGGTGCTATTACATCTACAACAGAAACAAATGTTGAAAAAGTATTAGAAGCAAACTACGATTTTAGTCGATGGTTAGTTAACGAATGTTTACAACATAAGGTAAATTTTCAATATTCTAGCTCAGCCAGTATATATGGCCTGAACACACAGTTTAATGAAAGTAGTCCTGCAGATCCTCGTAGCCCCTATGCATGGAGCAAGTATCTATTTGATAGATACATTACCTATCTCGCAGGAAATTGGCCAATTAAAGTACAAGGTTTTAGATACTTCAATGTTTATGGCCCGCATGAGGATCATAAGGGAGATCAGGCTAGTCCGTATTACAAGTTCGAGAAGCAGGCCAAGGAAACCGGAGTCATTAAACTTTTCGAAGGCAGTGAAGATTTTAAAAGAGATTTTATTCCTGTAGAAACTGTTTGTAGAATCCATAGACACTTTTTAAGTGTACCTGACACAGGTATTTGGAATGTTGGAACTGGTCGTGCAACATCTTTTGCAGATGTTGCCAGAATGATTGCCGACAAGTATAATGCTCGAATAGAATATATTCCTATGCCGGATAATTTAAAAAATCAATATCAAAAATACACCTGTGCTGATGTAGGACTATTAAGAAAATATTACAGCATATGAAAATATTTGTTAATGGAACTTTTGATATTTTACACAGAGGGCATCTCGAAATGCTCAGGTATGCTAGAAGTCTTGGCGACGAGTTAATGGTCTGCATAGACAGTGATAGTCGTGTTAGAGAACTAAAGGGAGAATCTCGACCTATTAACAACCAAGACGATCGTAAATTTATGATCGATAGTCTTAAATGGGTTGACCGTTGTTGGGTATTCAGCGACGAGGAAGAATTAGAAAAGATTATCGAACTCTATCAACCCGACATCATGGTTAAAGGTAGTGATTATAAAGAAAAAAATATTGTAGGCGCACAATATTGCAAAGAAATTAAATTTTATGAGCACACAGGACACTCTACAACAAGACTCATTCAACATATTACTAATAGGTGATAGTTGTATTGATGAATATAAGATCGGGACTATAGATAGACTTAGCCCCGAAGCACCTGTGCCGGTTATTAAGATTACTGAAACAGAAACTGTGCCCGGTATGGCTTCTAATGTTCAAAAAAACTTAGAGAATCTCGGAGTGTATGCAGACTTCATTACTAACAATGAGCGAATCGTTAAGACTAGATATATTGACAACCGATCCGGGCAACACATGCTTCGCGTTGATACAGAACCCCCTGTTGCACAGTGGTCAGGTCGTAGTGTAATTCCTCTTACAGAGTATGACGCTATTATTATTTCAGATTACAACAAAGGTTTCTTAAACTACGAATCAATTGAACATATTATAAAATCAGTTACTTGCCCAATCTTTATTGATACCAAAAAGACTCAACTAGCAGATATTAGTGCCAGTCATGTTTATTTCAAAATCAATGAGGCTGAATATAGGAATGCTAGAAGTACCCCTAGCAATTTAATTATTACTTTGGGCGATCGAGGTGCATTGCTTAAACTGCCCCAGACCGAAACATTGTTCGGCATCGAACCTTCTGAAGTAGTTGATGTGTGTGGATGCGGTGATACCTTTTTGGCTGCGTTAGCTGTTCAATACCTATATACAAAGGACATAGAAAAAGCTATAATAT